ATGAGAAAAGCAGTTGAAGATTTACTTCATTCTAATATTTCTGCGTATCGAATTTCAAAAGAAGCAAACGTTCCATACATGACTGTCAATGATCTAATAAATGGAAAGTCCTCAATTGATAATGCAAAATTCTCTACAATTGAAAAATTATATAATTACGCTATAAGCATAGAAAAAGCCCCCGCCAATTAAGGCGGGGGCTTTGTTTTATTTCATGAACTCTCCATAAAGTCTATCTTTTGTTCCTGCAGAGATCCAACGCTCTTCTCCACTATAAGAGGTATAAGTCATCCATAACATACCATCAACCTCTTTTATTCCTTCATAGTAGACTACATCACCTGCAGCATATTGAGCAGGTACTGGTCCGCTTGCTTCAGGTTTGTTTCTTACATTGACAGTTGTGTTGAATCTGAAGCGACCCTTGGTAGGAATTCCAGGCTCTTTCTTCTCAGGATGCTTAACAATAAGCTTAGTCTCTGGATAAATCAAGTTAGGGTTTTCGATGTTATTCCACTCAACCAAATCATTGATGGCTACTTGGTAATCCATCGCAATCTTAGACAGTGTATCGCCAACTTGGACAGTATACATATCTTTAGATTGTGTTGGACGACTAGGCTTATCATCAACAGATACAATGTTTCCATCCTTCATGGCGGCTAGATCTTTCTTAAATTGGTGCCACTTAGCCCAATTATTCCATTGCCAGTTACCTGGACACATCTTACCTGAAGCGTCAAAGTGACGAATGACACGAGAATCAGGGATATTATATTTATTCTGTAGCTTGATCGTTAACAACAACATTTGCTCATAGGTTTTTGGATGGAAATCCCAATGCCAAACATCATTACCAGTTGTAACATCCTGACACCCTTCAATCCCAACGGAATTAGAGTTAGTCGCTCCATAACGATGATAACCATTGAATTGCCCCTTACCTGAACGATAACCATCCCCAATGTGCCATGCTTGCCGATTATCAGGGACTACTTGGACAATTCTGTTAGGATCTACAAAGTAGTGAGCAGAGGCCTCACGATATACGTCCCTAAAATAGTTAGCGTTATCTCTTGCCTGTCCTGATGCACCTACAAAGTGGATGATAATCCACTGTGGATTGTTCCACCCACCCATATTTACGTTAGTAAAATCTTTTTCAATCGGATATAGATTAGCCATTAATTTTACCTGCTTTCTTAATATTGTCATAAAGCCCTGAAGCACCTAGACCAGAGATCACCCCGATCAGAATAGCGTTTGGCAAAGGCGTATTAAACCCGAAAGCCAGTAAGGACGATGAAACACCACCGATCAATAGCGATATAAGCGGTAAAAAACGATCTTGGATAGTAAACGCCAATTTAAAGGCTTGTACAAACCCTGCTACGATTGGAATTAAAAATACCGCCGATACTTCAGCGGTCTCAAACACTTCTTTAAGAATCTCCATGTTCTGTCTCTCCTTCTTTCACTTCGTATTTCTTCATTACTTCTTCATATATCAAGTGAGTCCTAGAATTACCACCTAGTGAAGCGTAGGCGGTATGCAAGTCTTGTATATCTAGTTTCTCATCTATACTCATATAACCCTGATCCTTGATCTTGAAACACATGCGATTAATTCTAAATCTAAGTAATGCTAGCAATCCTTGCTTTATCAAAAGTTGCTCGTCCGACTCTTTCTGCACTTGCACTTCTTTAGCCTCTACCGACTTACGATAGGTCATTAAGCCTTGTCTAGCGATCCATGCAAGTATCGAGAAAAATCCAGTAATAATGACTTCGAAAGTGTGTGTTCTAAGTATCTCAATAAATGTTTCCATTTGAGCCCCCTTTCTAATACAAATCTAATCTTCTTCAGCATCCATTTAAATTAACTATTATCTAACTTCTCCTTTCTGAACCACAAGGATATTTTGTGATTTTTTAAATCGTCTTTGGTGTAAGTAGTCCCAAAAGGAAAAGGAAGGCCAAAAATTCGCTCTAAGTACGATAGGGGGAGGTATTTATTGAAGTTAAAAATACGTCTCGCAAATGTAAAATCTTCAGTACGAACAACGACAAACCAATCGTTTATCGACACATACGCTGGGATGGCGGAGATTTGTGGTAATAATGACCTAAGTCCGGAAGATGATATATGCGTCCCATATCCATCATGTGACGCATAAAAATCACCATCCCACACCTGCTCGTCAAGCTCGGTTAAGTCTACCTCGGAGCGTTTGAATACGTCCTCCATCGCTTTATATGTTTCCCATATCAATTCGTTCCCGTAATAAACAGAGTCTAAATAACTTCCGTTGTAATAAACTTTTTTAACGTTTCTAAAATCAGCTAACATACGCTTACTCCTTAACTAAGTACAGCGTACCGTCTTGCTTCGATACACTTTCGAATTCATCGCCTGTACCGTGCCACACGTCAATTGATTTACCATCGTCACCCTTATCGCCTTTCGGCACTGTGATTGACGTACCGTCCGTAAAGTTGACTAACAAGTCGCCTGAACCTGTCGTGTCGGTGCTTGATACTTGAATGGACTGACCTTTCAATGCTTCAAGTTGTTCTTCGGTGAAGTCTTCGTACGTGAACGGTTCGCCTTTCGGCAAGATGACGGACGTGCCATCGCTGAACTTTAACACAGTATCACCTTTTGTATTTCTTTCTTGCGATTCAATGGCAATTGGTTTACCGTCAACCCCAGGCTCGCCATCTTTTCCACGTCGTACCTTAGCGATTGTATTGTCGCTAAAGTGAATCAACGTGTTCCCTTCAGAATCGATGTTAGTTTCTGTGATAGTAATTGATTTTCCGTCTTGACCACGCTCGCCATCTTCGCCCTGTTTACCATCTTTTCCACGTTGAATTGTTACATTCGTTTCATCACTAAACGTGATGAGGGTGTCGCCTTGTTCATCGGTTGTAGTGTTAGTAATTGTGATGGATTTCCCGTCCTGACCGGGTTGCCCATCTTTACCTGGATCGCCTTTAGGGCCTGGATCACCTTTTGACCCTTTAACAACCCTCGGTAAGATGTCTTGAATTAGTGCTTCTTTTCCATATCGCTCAATAATTTTTTCATCACTATACTCAGCTGATGGATAAATGTAAATCACCAAGCTGTAATAAGCACTAGGAAACTTACGCTTATCTCCAACAACTATTTCTAAATCGAATTTTCCAACAGGTAAAATTTCAGTAATAGAAAATTCAACAATTTCCTTATTGGAAACTGTTCCTTCTGCCTGATAATATTTTTCTCCATCCTTATTAATGTATACCTTAAATTTTAGACCTTGATACTCTTCCTCCAAGTGACCGATCAGCCTAAATTTTAAAGGGGATGTGTCACCTTGTCGGATAACAATTGCCTCTGGATCCTCTCCAGAAAGATTTTCTAATTTCAGTATTTCTTGAGTCATTTCATCATTCCTTTCTACTTCCATCTACCAATGGCAAAGCCTCTCACTTTTAATTTTTGTAATTTAATATTAGATTGAAAAGTGAAGCTCCAGCCATTATATCCAACCCGATCAACATTACTTGATTTAAAAGTGGTGTACCAAACCGTCCAGCTTTGTCCTGTTCCAATCATTTCATCAGAGCTAATTTGAGCAAAGAAATTATTATCTTTAAAAGGCTTGGGCAATTTCCACCAAAGGCTATCCGTTCTCCACAATCCACCACTAGCCTTGTAATCATCCATCCATTTTGGAGTTCTCTCTAACCCAGAAATCCAACAAATCTGAATACCATCAAAAAGTCTGATCCAGTGACCGTCTGAACTTGATCCATATTCAATTAGTCCTTTTAATCCATTGTTAACCATTGATTGAATATCGGCTGCACTAGGACCAGAATTAATAGGTATTCCACCAATTTTTATTGGCCCCTCACTATCAATGCCACCCTTTCCAACCTGTAAATCAATTGAGCTACTATTATCGAATGATTTTCCTACAGCTATACCATGCTTACCAAGCTCTAAAGGAAGTGCCTCAGTACCTAAAGATTGTGTAGCAACTATGACATATCCTTTTGAGTCAATAACGCTCAATTTAAAGTCATATGTTGAACTGGAATCGATGTTTGAAACAGATGAGTCAATTTTCCATTTTGACTTCTGCATAAGCACTGTATTTGAGGGGGCTTGGCTTATCCACGTCTTATCAGACTTCTTTTTATATTGAATAACATATTGAGGAAGTTTATCTGAAATAGCATCATAGCTACCAAAAGCTTCTATTAGGACTTTTGTTTGATTGGATGGATCTCTTCGAACTTCAAAAAGCTCTACAGCAGGACGACTATAGTCTTCTACAGTAATAACATCAGACCACATAGCGGATTTACCACGGCTATCTGTGATAGTTGCGACTATAGGTATTGTTCCAGCTTGATTAAGAACAACATCTTTAACAGAGTTCGTTGAGAAAGACTGATTACCGATCTTAATTTGCTGTCCTGTGAGCTTAGCTCCTTTACTAGCCTCACCAGTAAAGGCAACAGAAATAGAAGACATTCCTTTATAGAGCTTTCCTTCTTTTTCACCCTTTTTAATTACTTTAGGCTCTACTATAAATTTCGGTTGAACACTTTCAGGAACGGTTAACTTAATCGTTCTAGTATCTGTGCCTAAAGTTTGACCATTGACTAAAGTCGTGGTTCTCATTTCAAGAACACCTTCGGTAGCATTAGCTAAGGCACTATAGACTTTGTTTCTTTCACTTTCAGTAAGGGTAACAGTGATTGATTCCGATGAAGTTTCGACTTGCTTAATATAGGTATTATTAACATAAATAGCTATTTCTGCTGTACTAGGAACCGCCGTTCGAGTTAGTTCAAACTTCCAATTAGATTCAGTGTTGGCATTATAAACTTTGCTGACATATGAAGGCGAATAGTTATCATCACTACGAATCCAACCAATCCCATAAGATTTTGTTTTATCTCTAATTGAGTAGATGGGGATCGTTCCTGCACCTTGATTCGGATAATACCAGTTGCCGTTCGCGTCCGTCCAAGCAATATTATCTATAATCGTTTCGCCGGTGAAAGTAAGGCTATGAGGTGTGTAGTTCCTTTTAGCAGCAGATCCAGAGTCATAGTAAAGAGGGATCCCCAGTTTATAGATTGTATAAGGTTTGTTTAAGCTTGCCATTATTTACCTCCGATCCATCTTACTGATGTATTCTCGCCATTTTTTTCAAATTTGTGATTTCCAATTTCAAAAGAAGTTGTCACTTTCATGTTTTGGGCATGAAAAAAGTTACCGCTTAAGTAAGCAGTAACCGTTTCTCCGTCAAGAAATTCAAGTTTCTCATTATCAAGCCTTAACTTATTTTTATTATCTGATTTACCGATCGTTAAAGCTTCGTCAAAAACAAAGTGAGTATCAACTGTTTTTTTGTGCTCTTCTAGCATCTTTATTTGCCTTGAAGCGTCATTAGCATCTCCTCTTAAAGACTCTATTGCTTGAATGTATTCAGCAGAGTGAGTAATCACTGCATTATTCTTTGTAATATTCAAAGAAGTATCCAACGATTCTACTTTCCTTTGCGTATCAGACAGTATCTGCACCACGTTATTAATATCTATTTGATTCGCTTTTTCATCAATCTCATCGCTAAAATCTGCATAGCAAGGAGTCCATTCAATAGAAGGAATGTCACCACGGGTTAAAGTTATCCATTCTACTGATACAAGATTATTTCTTTTGTTATCACCATTACCGTTAGAATGGATATATAAATTTAAAAACGGTGGATTATCTTGATCATAGGTTTTCCCTTGATAAACGATTTTGTCCGCCCATTTAAAAGTCATGCTGACTATTTTATAGCCTTCAGTTTTCTCAACGTGAATCCAATTATATAAATTAATCATTCCACCAGAATTATAGATAGCTATTCTGTCGTTTTTATCCAACTTAATCTTCATGGTAACTGTCATTAATTCGCCAGTTTGTGGTGTTTCGCAAATGTCCCAACGTCCGTTTAAATATTCTTTGGTAGACGTCGGTATATTAGACTTTCTTAAAAGATTTTGACCAATATTACCAGTCTTACCATCTTTACCCTGATCCCCTTTTTCACCCTTAACATATTGCCAGGTATAAACCGAGTAATCTGTTGGATCCTCTTCGGTTGAAGTCGTAACAAACCCCACATACTTTCGACTCTCAGCTTTATCTGTACTAAAGTTGTCTCCTAAAGGACTATCCGCCCAAGCAGTATGAATATAGGTAGACTTACCATCTTTACCAGGAGGGCCAGGAATTCCAGTGGCTCCATCAGACCCTTTTAAAGATTCCAAGAAGTCTTCCATTGTCCCTTTATTTCCTGCTTTTAGCCACAAATCATAAGCACTCAGTCCTTCTTGAGCAATCTTAACAACTGCTGCAACTGTTTTTATGATTTCTCCTGTTGGTTCTTTTATTTGACACATAAAGGAGGATTGCTCACCTTGAATATCTTCTTTTTTAACTTCAATCACTAATCCAGTCCAGTCAACAAGTAGCTTGTTAAATTCAGCATCTGCACTTTTGTCTTCAGATACTCTAACCCATTCATACTCAAACCACGAGGCATTGACCGGGCCACCTTTGCCTGTTAAATCAACAGTAAGAGTAGTCGATGGTAAAGAATCAGAAAGGGATAGCCCTGCTGAAGCTGTGATAGTCGCATCAAAATCAGTAGCTGAGTAAGAACCCTCTAGCATTTCTTTACGAGTTACTTCCAGTTCCGCTTGCAAAGCTTTTATATCTGCGTTATCGATAGGCAGCATTTCTTCAACATTCCCTAGTACGACTGTATTCGCACTTGGATTTGTTTCACTTGTGGTTAATTCAATAACTCTCGCTTTGATATAGAGAGGAGGCTGAAAGCTATGATCTACAAAAGTCCCAGTATCACCAATGCTCAAGTCATCTGGTATGTCCATGAGCTTACAGCGATACTTTGCTTCAGGTTCCATTCGATTTTTAAAGTTATTTAAAGCTTTAACTAGCAAGGCTACCGGATCTTCTTCATTAGAATCTTCAAACTTTCCTTCAATCCAATCCTTTGAATGCTCTCCATCTGCTAGTCCCCATTTTTGATTGGCCATAGGGCAGTAGACAGCATTGCTGCCATAGTCCGATTTAAAACCTTTAATGCCAATGTTTCTACTTACTTCTGGTCCATGACCGTCATCTAGGTGATAGTGAATCGACCCATCTAAATCAAGCTTAATTTGAGCGATACCGACTTTTTGGATTTGCCCTAATTTATTTTTTTCGACCTGAATATCCGCCCTCACAAAGGTTGATACTTCATACAGGGCCTGTAAGATGTACTCCGCATGAAGTTTATACCCTCTAGCGTTCATATGGATATGAGCACCATTAGCTCCGTCTGAATAGTATAGAGAATCTAACTTGGGACGAGCATACTCCATCCAATTAACATGAAAGATATTCGCCACTTCAGAAGATACCTTCTTATAGATAGAACTCACATTATTAGCATGGCCAACCTCGCTAGCGGTATCAACAAAGAGCACTTTTCTTTGATCGCCAGCAATTGAAGCAAAGTTTCTAACCTCAGACTCTGTCACGCCTCGATTCGTACCCAAGATAACGACTACATAATTTTTAAGTTGACCGCTATTTTTCATCTGCTTCAAGGCCTCTGTACCATCATACTTAGCATCACTCGGATAGACGATTTGACGACTGCCATAAACATCAAAGTTAATTGTTTTGACTAGCTCTTGAAGGTAAGGTTTAGTACCCACACCTAGACTATCTCCAATGACCGATACGTCTAAATAATCCGCTGCACTTTTCGCTTCAGCAGACATCTGGCCACCTACTATACTTTTTACATTATTGACTAGTTTTCCATCTGAAGAAGGCAGTTCAGGCTCTGGCTGAGATGGCTCTTCCTTCTTGCCTAAAAAAGCCTCTTGATCCCACTCATATAGTTTGTGCTGTTCGATAATTCTAATTAATGAAGTTGCATAGGCTGGATCTGTCGCATAGCCTGCAGCCTTTACCGCATAACAAGCTTGCTTATAGTCTTTTTCTCCAACAACATTTCTATAGTTGTTCTTTCGCCATTCTGTAGAGGTAAAGAAAGCTCCATGGTCTTCAACAGAATCAGCAATTGAATCATACGCTCTAAATGCTGCGTTGACTCTGATTGATCGTCCATTAACAACTTCACGAGTAGGCATGGTTACTGTTCGTCCAGTCCAATCATTACTGGCCTTAATCCCAAAGCAATTGTTGTAAGGAGGCTTTGATAAGGTACTTGATCCCCAACCTGACTCCAGGACGGCTTGAGCCGCTGTTAAAGATGGAAGTACCTGGTACTTATGCCATCCATTAATCGCACCCGATTTAATTTGATCTAAAAAGCTCATCTAATCCCTCCTATTTAATCTAAAGCAGTAAAGTGGCCGTCCAGACCAGCTAACAGATGTCGTCATGACGCCACTGCGACCATTACCAGTCGTGCAGTGAATGATTGTGTTATTATCCAAGAAAATGCCAGTATGGCCAGAATTACCTGCGGAAGCAGCCCCTCTAGCACCAGATAGGAAGATATCTCCTCTTCGTGCTTCAGAACGATTGATCTGAGTCATCAGTTTATTAGGACCAATCTCGTTCCACATCGTCACGGTTGATCCTGGCCAACCGCCTGCTTGTTTAAATCCACCAGCAACTAAGGCATAGTGGACTGCGCTGGAGCAGTCAAAGGAATTAGGTCCAGTTCGTTGAGCTTGAGAATACCAGGATCTTCCTTCTTTCGACTTCATCCAATTGATCATCTTGTTCAGCATTTCTTCGTGTTTAGACCGCTTAACCGAATCTTGAGAAGGTGTTGGGTTTGATGATTTTTGATTTTTCTTTTTGGTTTTTTCATTGATGTCTACTGCCTTACCCGCAACCGTTAATTTGGTTGCTAAGTTATAGACATTGACTTCCCTTTCTAACCCCAAAAGAAGATCATCACTTGATATTCGAAAGCCCTCAGGATCTTCCACACGTTTCTTCAAGAAATCAATATAAAAAGCAGGTTTCTTACCAGGGGTAAATTCCACCCCATAAGAAAGCTCTGCTTCAAATTGTTTGGCTAATTCGATTAATCGCTCCTGTAAACGTTGCTGATTAGATAAGTTCAGCTGCTTAGTAATACTGACCTCACTTCGCCTTACCTTGATATCTGTACCCAGTAGCGAGCGACTATAATAATAAGCAATCCCTTCGGGTCTTAATGGCTCATCAATTGGATCTACGAACATATTTAGTGCAGTAATCGTTGTTTCCTCTGCGTATACCTTTTTCTCAAAGTTATTCTCATCAATCTTTGTAATTGTCATTAGCAGTTGCTTACCATGCCTTGTTTTTAGCTCAATCATATTTCCAACACTGACTTCTTGATGCTTAGTGTTGGTTTTTAGAATTGTTAACTCTAAAGTATAGAAACCATTGGCCAAAGTCGTTGTCAATCGATCATCTTTAAATCCAACGCCTTCTTCAATTGAGTTATCTAAGATAGCTGCGACTTCATATCTTCGATCAATAATTCGCATCAAGATAGCCACCTACTTTCATATGATATAGAGACATCAGGCATCTTAGCCCAATCAGAATAAGTAATACCTAGCTCAGTTGAGCCAAAGTCAAGCGGAAAGAAACGACTGTCCACATCGAGTAAACTCTTTGCTGTGGATCCATTTAATAACACATCACCAGTTTTAGTATCAACATATAAGTGATCTCCAGTAGTAAAGACGTTCTTCACGTCCCTAATCGACTCAGCATAGATTCGCTTGACAAGCATGGTTCGAATACTAAACTGATCATACACTTTAGATCCTCCCCATTTTCCTTGCCAAACAAACACCTTACTAGCCCTTAAGTCTTTAGCTGTTGGACTATAAGCACTATGCTTAAAGGATTGAGGAGATCTGCTGACATGATAATTCCTAACTTCTTCAATATCTCGCTCATAGATCCAGTAGATTGGCCAACCGCCATTGTCAAAACGATAGGCATTCGTTCCGTCTCTGCCTCGTTTAATTGCACCAATTGTATAAGTCAAATCATGATAGCCTTTTAAGATTGGATGACCTGTTTCTGCATGAGTACAAGACCGCTTAATGTGAGCCTGTTGACCGACCCTCACTTTTTGATTGACTGTGTATTGAGTACGATCTGTGTATGCTTCCCAACTTAAAGAGCCGCCTTGTTTGCTCATTTTGATATAGCCATCCAACGCACTCAGTTTGCCAGATCGAATGATTGTAGATTTCTTTGAATCAGATGGATCAGGAACTTTATAAGTGACCGTCAACTCGTTTTTACCTTCGCCAGTATCGTAAATTGATGTTGTCATAATCGGACGATTATTAGCATCCATCACGACAACCAACATGGCACAAGTCCTTGAAGGGTCTTGCGTATTGGATATTTTCAAGGCACTAATCAGTTGAAAGTTATCTGCCTCTTTCTCAACCTGTCCAGGGGTAAATTCCTTAATATAAGCATGGCCATGCCACTGTTCATAAGTATTCCCAATGTTGGGATTGAGATTCATTCCCAAACCATTAAATACTGCATTCTCATTACTGGATATCTTTTCATAATCTGGAATCCAGCGATGGGCATCTTTGACTTGAGTCCAGCCTGAAGCAGTAATCGGATTATCATTAATTGGATATTCGTTGGAAGGTAGTTCAATTTGATCTGTCTCCAATTGATTTCCAAAAGTCATGAATCCTTTAGGACCAACTATACTAACATAGCCACAATCCGACTTAAAATGAATGTCATAAATCGGCTGTGTCGGTGCGGTTCCTTCATTCTCAACTATCGCTCTACCTAGTTTAAAAGGCTGCGTCTTCATTCCATCAGACGATCGCCAGAAGTAATCAGGACTGATAAATTTTAGCTTAGCTTTACCTGCTGTGTGGTTATTGCTAAATCTAACTCCGCCATCGAGTATCGCCATCAAATAACGATCCTCTCGATCACTAAACTTTAATTCTTTAGGTTCATTAGCATAAAAAATTCGATTCAAATGATCGAGATTAGCTTGGACATTATGAACGATGGTTATATCCACTTCCAACTCAATCTGATCAAGGCTAGATCTTAAAAAATTAGATCCAGAAACTAACGAATTTTTCAAAAAAGTATTCGTTCTAGGAGCGTGTAGCAAAGGTCTGATTTCATTGATAATGCAATACTTAGTAAACTCTTGACCATTAAAATAACCTTTAATATTAAAAGGTCTCTTCATCTTACCACGCCCCTCTCATACGTTTGCTCATCATATTCTGTAATGCTTGTTGCTTTCTGATTGGATCCGACAACTCTCTAGAGACTCTTACTTCATCAAGATAAGTATCAGGATCTTTTTGAACTAATTCATCAAGCTTATCTAATATCTTACCCAATATTTCAAATAAGTATTGAATGTATGATATTTGATTGATATCCAACTCTGCTGACCGGTTTCTAGTTAGATTATTTATATCCTTTGAGTAATCAGCTAAAGGATTATTAACCTCTGGTAGTCCGTCTGTCACGTCTATTGCCTTAAATCTGTATTCAAAGGTATCACCTAAGTAATTCGAAACAAGATCTTCCATTGAACTTAAAGACTTTGATACAGAAGACATTTCATCTTCAATACCAAGAGCTAGCCCTTTACCAAGCATGGCCCCAACTTGATCTCTAAATACTCTTGACGGTGAATGGATACCAAAAGCACTTTTTACTTTTGCAGTAAGCGAGTTTGCGAATCCTCCAATCTTACCAAAAATCCAATCTTTGACTGAACCAATACCATTCCACAAACCTCGAATCATATTTGCACCAATATCAAATAAATTAACTGAGCTGATCTTGTCAACGATTCCTTTTCCTATTTGATCCATCGCATCAACTGCATCTGCAATCTTATCAATGATACCTTTAGCCAAAGAAATAATTAGATCGAACCCTGCCTTAACAAATTGTGGCAAATACTCAATAATTTTAGCTACTAACCCCACCAACAATTGAGCTCCAGCAGCTAGAAGACTTGGCAGCATGCCTATAATACCTTGGATTAAATTTCCAATGATTTCTCCACCTTTTTGCCATATCTGAGGCAAGTTTTGTGCAATCGTTAAAACAAAGTTTGCAACTGCGTCTATAGCTGCTAAAACTATTGCTGGAAGATTACTGATAATTCCTTGAGCTAGCCCAAGGATTAAATTCACTCCAGCCTGAAGTATTGTAGGAATATTTTGCAAAATAAATAGAGCAAATTGAGTGACCAATTGCCCTGCTGTGGTGATTAATGTTGGAAGATTCTCTAAAATTCCATTAGCTAAATTTAAGACAATTTCTACCCCTTTATCCAAGACAGATGGCAAGTTTTCAGTGATTCCATTCAGAAATTGAGGAACTATTTGACTTGCCTGTTCAAATAAACCTGCTAATCCGTTGCCAAATCCGTCTGCAAGTTGAGGGAATATTTCATTGACCGATTGCATGATTGTTGGAATGCCCTCTTTAATCAACTGGCCAACTACTGAAACAGTAGATTTCCCTAAGTTCCAAAGCATTGGAAGGAGATTACCAAAAACAAAGGTGGAAGTCGTCTTAAGTAAAGATCTAACTTCCGCTTCAACATTCTCGCCCAATGCCATATTACCAAGTAGGTTACTTGCTGCTGCTTTCATAGCATTGAATGATCCACTGAAAGTTTTCTCAGCTTCTTCAGCTGTAGCTCCAGTGATTTCAAGCTTTCCTTGGATAGCATGAATCGCTTCATAAACATCAGATAAATTGTTTATATCATACTTAACTCCAGTGAGCTTTTCAGCATCTGCTAAGAGTCGTTCCATCTCTTGTTTAGTGCCGCCATAACCAAGCTTCAAGTTGTCCAGCATTGTGTAGTTCTGCTTAGCAAATCCTTGATAAGCATTCTGTATATCTTGAATATTGGTACCCATCTTATTTGCATTATCAGACATATCAATCATAGCCATGTTGGCAATGTCGGCTGCCTTATCTGCATTTTGACCCGTTGCTTGAAGTAATGAGGCGGCAAATGAGGTGGTTTGTTCCATATACTGATTAGCAGACAGCCCTGCAGTCTTATAAGCTTGTTTTGCATTAGCAACTACCTTATCAGCCGACCCTTTAAATAAAGTTTCAATACCACCGATTGATTGTTCTAAATTTGCCCCTTCAGTGATTGCTGAAGAAATAGTTTTTCCGAGAGCAGCTGCGGATACTACACCAGTCAACATTTTGACCATTTTTCCACCCATAAGCCGCCCTGCAGATATCCCTGCTCCTCCAGCTTCACCATTCATCAAGCGACTAATCGAACCTTGCATCCCTTGCATTGATGGGACCAATTGGACATATGCCTTTGCTAATTCCATGTTTAACCTCCTTCCACATATTTATTCCAAAACTCATTGAAATCCTCACCAGAATTAAAGCCGATAAGCTCTTTTTCTTTAGGTCCTTTTGTAATCAGATCAAAAACAGATTGTGGTCTGTTTCTATTTTTCTGGCCATCTTCTGTTTTAGACCACCAAATCAAACTCAAATAATCCACTGATAAGGCCAGGAGACTATCTGATAGTGAATGCTCCTGACCCATCAGCTTCAATTTAATTCTTGAGTCATTAGGTAATCCAGCTGCTAAGGTAGCGATAAAGCTTGCTGGATAGCTTCGATAATTAAAGATTTGGTAGGTTTGAGCCAGATCACAAATCAAAGCATCCTCATCCGCTTTAATCATACTGGCGAGGGTTATGAGTTTTTTATTCTATCGCTTCCATTCATGATTTCTTCAATTTCTTTAAATAGCTTAGTATTGTCTACAAATCCATCCTCATCACGAATATAATCTTTTAGTTTCTGAGCTTCTTCTCCTAATAAGAGATCAACAATTGAAACAAGATAAACCGGATTATCTTCAACTTTAGATATAGCTTCTACTAATTCATAGTTATTGAGACGTCTTTCATCAATCTCGTAAGCAAATCCGCTCGATGTCTTTCCTTTAATCATTTTATTTTTCATCAGTAGTCGTTACCTCCTTGATATATTCATAGTGAGTGTTCTCTGATTTATCAGGTAATGCTTGAATCGTTACTTCATAGCCAACGTTTTCGTTGTCCTTATAAGTGATATCTCCCAATTCAGATAACTTACCAATTGGAATGACAATTCGTTTAACTACTTTTCCTTTCAGAACCATATCAACAACAATACATTGTTCGATAGTCTCTCCTGAATTCACAGTGACTTTGATCCCTGTAGAGAGATCACCAGTGACATTTGCTTCACCATAGATATGTTTTAAAACATCAATATTAAGTCCTTCAATCAATGTATAGGAGAAGGTATCAGAGCGTTCAGAGATGACAGTATTAACGATATCTCCACCCCAAGCCTTAATATTTTCAGATTCAGGCGAGTTGCTGTTAGTGAGTCCATCTTCCGAAATATAACCTAATGATTTAAACGTTGCATTTAATTTAGTTGTTGCATCTGTAGGTAAAGCAGTACCAACAGGTGCTACATAGATTGCTCCACCGACTTTTGGTTTTGCTGCCGTTACATGTTCTACGTTTGACATTTAGCATCCTCCTTTAATAATAAAAAATTTCATACAACGCCTGGTAGCGGTACTGTCTAGTTTCGATGTCTGTGAAATTATAATCAGAGTTGAGTCTAACTCCGCTTACCAGGTCTTCTTCAACCATAGACTCAACCACCAATTTCACTTTTTCATTAAGCTCAGCTGCTTCATATAAGCTAGGTGCATACGATTGAAAAGCCACTCTAGCAGTAGGCAGTTTATTTTTTTGAGAGCCTCCGACTCGTTCGATCATCACAAAGGTATCTGGCATGGATAATTCGTGCTCAAAAAAAGACGGCACATTTAAATGACCGTCAAAAAAATTCTTAATAACTTCTTCTATGATCATCTAGTACACCGCCTTGATAATTGTGTTGTTATTCAGAGTATCTTTAATAGCTGCTCTAGTCTCAGCTTTGACCATTGCATTAGCACGAGTCTTACCTACATAAGTATCCGAGGTATACCCATCGCCACACCGAGCTGCGATAGCGTCTGCCTGTTCTTTAAGCATTGCCTGTACTGATTCACTTTTCATATAAGCTCTCACATTTTTACTATTAAGCTTCACTTTGTATTTACTCATAGCGTTCCACCAACACTTTCTTGTTCCAGTCTAAAGGCATCATATGAGGCATTCCTTGAGTCGGCGTTCCTATAACTCTCCAAGTCTTCCCATAAAATTCAACTTCCTTACCGTCCCAATCATGCTTATCGTCTTTAGGAATACCTAGTAAATATTCAGCTTTTCTACCAGTCAAGTTAATTGTCGTTTCAACATCCTCGGTTGAAGGCTGAGCGATTATCACATTTTTAATTGGAACTTTTTGCTTTTTATAAAGCTTTTTGCCTAGCGGATTAATGCCAGTCTCGGTTTGATCCCATAAGTAAATCATCTGGCCTTTGATCCATCTCGCCATATAGTTCAAACGCTCCTCTCCGCTGTTTCCTTAGACCTAATTTTTTTAGTTCATCTCTCTTAATGAAGATGCCTCCACCAGGAGATAAAAAAGTTCCTGATGCTGAGTAACCTAGTGCCGCTTCAGAATATTGAATCATAGGTTCGCTGTTAGTCGAGGTCATTAGTGTTCGAGCTACAATATCAACAACGACACCCTTTAATACATTCATGTATCTTGGATTATTCGATAACGCATCTAGATTTTTTCCTATCTTCTCAGCTTCAAGATATAGAGTGTCTTCAACCACAGGTATCAAAGCTTTTGCACGAGCCAACTCTTCAGGGCTAAGAGGCCTAAATAGTTCAATAACATCCTCTACTTTGATATAAGCCATCTAAACACCTCCTAATTAAAGGCGTCAGCAATCACTTCAATGATTTCATCTTTCTTAGCGTCTGCAGGTAACTCAATCTCATTTTCTTTGGCATATTCCTTCAGCTCTTTTACTGTCATTTTAGTAAGATCAAACTCTTCTGGTTCAGCGATTTCCTCACTCACTTCTTCCTTTATTGGCTCATCCTCAACAGCCACTTTTTCCGATTCATCTTTGACTTGGTTAGGATTATATTCTTCCCAAGCCTCTCCAGTAATAACAGAGGCGACCTCAATGATCGCCCCTGTATCTTTGTGAATATATTTAGTCATAACACTACGCCTCCTGTACACGAACAAAACTTTCAGGCAACAAGATTCCCCATCCAATATATGACTCGGCACGAAGTAATACCTGGTTAGTTTCCTTCAAGTCAGAGTCACCACCATCTGGATTACCATACTCAATGATTTCAAGAGGAATATTTTCTGTATATCCCCACTTAAACGCACGAGCAAAATCTCCTAAGATAACATGATCCTTCTTAGCATCTCCGCCAGTTATCATCAAAGTACGATTCACATCTGATCGAATGCCATGAAAAGCATCTGGATTTTGAGCGAATCTGAACTCAGGATAACGATGAACTCCATTTTTATCCTTTAATTTACCTAAAGCAGCACCAGCTTGACGAGAGAATGCAATACCCGTGATATCTCCACCTGTAGTCGCAATCATTGTTGCTGCTTCATCAATTTGATCGTCAATCGTTTCAGCATTATAAGTCAATACATTGCCTGTTACCAATCCATCGAAGGAGTTAGTATCTTTGAAAGTAGCATTAGTAAGTGAGCGAGGTTCTAAACCGTGAATGGCTGCAATATCAAAAGATTCAGAGATTTTCTTAGAGAATCCATCAATGAATGAACTTAAAAAATTCAGTTGCTTTTCTCTTGACGTCTTAACGAACTCGTCAGTTACACGAGCTTGATAAACAAACTTAACTGGCTTGATGGTACGAGAAGTTACTTTAGCTTTACCTGCTAACTTCTTCTCGCCTTCGCCTACAATTTGAGCATTACCTTCTAAGTCAAAGACATATTGTTGAATTCCAGAGAATGGAATTGGTGTTTGCCCTGATAGCTTAGCTAACGTTGAGCGACCTTGCACTTTACTATAAATTTCTTTAACAACTTCCGCTGGAAATAAATCTCCTGATTTTAATACCATATTTTTACTCTCCTTTTATTTTAAATATTCATATCATCTAACATGCTCATTAGAGCAGCGTCTGTCCCTTTTGGCTCATTGTCATAAGACTTCATTGGTGCTGGATCTTTAATTGAAACATACTTTGCTAATCGTTCTGCATCTGCTTGCAAGCTTTCCTCATCATCGCCTTGCAGTCTGTCCGCAAGGTCAAATGGAATGTTATTCTTTGCTGCCACTCCATATCTTAAATTTTGAGTTTTGTATTTAGACGCTTCATCAGCATAAGTTTGAATATCAGATTCAGCAGTTGCTAGCTTTTCACTCAACGATTCTTTTTCGCTTTGAACTCCTGCCAGGCTTTTCTCCAAATCTGTCTTTTCTTTATTGAGTTGGTCAACTAAATCAATGGTTTCCTTATCTGCCTTTAAAGATTTACCATGTTCAGTCATTACTTTTTCAACCACTTCATCTTCTAGACCTAATTCTTTTAAAAATTTTCGATCCATTATAATTCCTCCTTCGTTTTTTAACGTGTTTACGAACACGATTGGATTTGCTAGATAACGTTCTAGCCCACGAAAAATAAGCAGTTTAATGACTTACTCAGGTCAAATCACACAATTAACTCACAATTCCTATAAATAAGAATCGCTTTACATCAATGTTTAAACTTTGTTTTATAGAGATAGTCTCACGATTAACTCACGATTATCCACCTCACTTTCCCATCAAAAAACACCAGTTATTAAACTGGTGCTAGTAATTTATTCTTTGCTGTTTTTTAGGCTTCGCATCAACACAAACCCAGTAAGCTAAAATCATACTGTCCATTAATGATATATCGTGATCTTCAAACTGGCTTCTAAATCCAAAACCACCATTTGAACCAATTGGTCTTCTTTCACAGTTGGTTACTACTTGGGTTAATGAAGGCTGATTTTTATGTAAAATATTTCCAGTATTTACCCCCCTTTCAAAAGTCGCATTAGCTATGATCACTTCAGCAACCTTCGGCAATATTGGTTTGGGTTTAATTTTAGCTTGCTTCATCTCCTGCTCTAGCAGTCTCTGACCTCCTGCACCGTCAATAACAATTGATGCTACATCCGCACGATTTAAAAAGTCTAGAATCCATCCATTACCATTCCTGGTTGATTGACAATCAATGGATTCAACAAATACCTTATCCCTATTTGTTTTAGCAGCAATGCTCATTGATACATTGACTCCATCGTTTCCATACTTAACACCTACAAACAACTTAGATTTTAAGGTAGGCATTCGCTTAGCAAAGAGTCCTTCCCATTCTTCTGTTGTAATGGCTGATTTCTGGTTATATTTAACCCAATAACCAAGACGTTGAATATTATGATCCAATTCATCTTGACCAAGCTCAGCCTCAATTTTTCGCTCATTTAGATGGTATCCCATAGATGGATTTGTCTCATACCAAGCTTCAACATCTCTAATATCTTTTGGTTCAGCTACTGACCACTCAGCCCAACCTGAATACTTCAAACCACCATCAAGAACCGTGTTTCTATAATTAGTAAATACAGTACCTGATGAAATAGGTGTAGGAGGTGTCCCACACATCAACGTCATGGGATTATCAGAGTCCGTCACCGTGTATTTCAGAGCTGATTCTTGATCATCTGTATACTCTTGGGCCTCATCAATCACGAGTAAATCAAAACCCTCACCAAGACCACCTGTAGATGTTCTAGTTCTAAATTGGATGACTCCCCCACTATGATAAAGCTCTAAACGCTCCTGCCCTTTAGCTTTGATCGAATTGAAATCTTCACCTTCCACATATTCAGATTTTTCAAGGTATGATTTCATCTTTTCATAGGATGAGTGAGCTGTTGATATTCTATGAGCGGTATGTAAAATGTTCAAGCCATTTTCTAAAGCCCAAATTTCCATCATATATATAATTTCTGTTTTACCATTCCGCCTAGGCAGAGAATAGCCAAACTTTTGATGAACCCAAAGCCCATCATCAATAGCCATGATAGGATCTAGCAATTTCCTCTGCCACTCATAGACTTCATTGCCAGTTCTTTCATAATAAGCGATTGCTTCATCAGCAAGCGATTCATTGTAGCCTATCAGATAGTCAATGGTTGGTGTCTGCCTACCGTATTGAGTTGTGATAGCAAACACCTCCGATCCTTTACACTACATATATTAGTTAATATTCAATCTCGCATTTTTTCTATTTTATCAGCCAAATTTCCCAATTCATTCGATAATTGATCGTTATACCCTACATTTGTTGACTCATTTAAATAGATTTTATCCAGAATCTCCTCAATTTCTTCTTCTGAATAATATTGATCCAAATTGACCTTAACATTAATTGTATTAAGTAGATTTAACTCTTTTTCTTCAAGCATTAGCTTCATTGTTGCTACCACCTTTTAATTTTTTTATTCTATAACTACTTGTTTTATGTGAAGTAGTCAAATTTCCAGTATCTGGATTAATATAGAATGTTGCTTTTTCACCAATCACCTTAAAAGAAGGTCTATCTTGGCTATCGTATTTTATATCTCCTATCTCTAAAGGACGGTTTAAAGCATCTAATATATCACTTGCTTTAAGTCCCCTTTCAACTGATCTTTCTGCAAAATGTTCAGATACATCTTTTATTTTAACACCATTAATTTCTTCACCTAGTACATTGCTTTTGATAATTCTTTGAATTCTACCTATTTCCTTAGAATCTTTTTTCTTTCTCGAATATATTATATCATCGTTCTGTTTAATTCTATACTCGATCAATGACTCATTCTCTTCTTTATATTTCTTAGTGTGAACATTTTGCCTTCTGCCATCTCCAGGAAGATACTCTACTGAGCATCGACAATTTCTATGCCTCCTAAAAACATCTCTAGGAATGTTCTTGGAATAATCATAAGTCCCTGCTACTTCACTGCACCAATCGCAACATCCAGAATTTGCTCTTCGAATGATCTTAGGCTTCAGCCCAGAATCATACTGGAAATCCGCATTCGCTTGGATCGAGTCATCTACAATGGATTGACTAAAATTCACAATTGGCTCCTTCAAAATCCATTTAATATCATCAAACTTTTCACTATCAGCTAACCTTTGAACAATGCCATCAATTTTATCTTGATTGATCGGATGCTTTATCGCTTTCAGGCTTAGATTAGCCTGTCGATTCAATAGATTCTGAATATCAGAAGTATTTTCAGCAATAAGATCATAATTCTGATGCATCATCGGATCTACAACCTTCTTAGCGATATTATAATACATCCTGCCATTTGGTAGCTGATCTTCTGATAGGTGTTCTTGGAATACTTTAGCTAATGCCTCTCCAACTTCTATTGAGAATTGGTTAGCCTCATGATAAGTCGCTGTCTTATTCTGGATTTTCTTCTTGATTTGATTCAACTTTGATTGATGACTGATTTCCTTCTTGAATTCTATTTGAAGTTTCTCCAACAATTCGATTGAAATATCCGACTTCATCTACATCACCTTCCAATCCAGTCAAATCTCTTAGGTTATCTTTGCCAAAATATCCAGGCACAGATTGATTAATCTTAATAACTCCATCACCGATAGATGAAATAGTTGCTGCATCAGGTTCAAAGATAGGTTCCCATTTGCCGACCGATTTATAAAATTGGTTTCGCTTATATGGATAATCATCTCTAATACAAGCTGCTAAATAACCAACATTTAAGAATCCACTTGCAAAGTTTCTTTGAGCCTTTCTTGCAGTCACACGCAAAGTTTCATGAGCCGCCTTAATGGCTTCAGCACTCGATGGATTATCAGTTACAAAGCCTAAATCATCAATTGTGAGTCCCGTTTCACCAGCAAAACCTGCTGCAGCCATTCTAATTTGTTCCATAAAAGGAGACATCGAGGGAGCGTTGAATTGACCAAGAACTGGCTTGTCTCCGTCCTCATCTTTCGTAAATTCTAGCATTGAAGATATCGTTGCTTTCCATGAATCTAACGGATCTGAATCTTGACTGGTACCTACAACATATTTCTGAGGCCATGAATAGAATTCAGCAGTGACATCTGATCGCTCTAAAACTCTACCTGCATAAGCTTGCCAATAGATACTCGCTCTGCTGATTCTTGACCGTCCAAATGGTCTTTCTGCATCTGGCCTATTAACGATGGGAACTAACAGAGGTGCTGGTGAGTTATGATCATAAACCTTTACTGTCCGATCCTTGCTATTAATAATTGTTGTCTTAAAAGGCTCAAAATATTGTTCAACTTTAGGTCTTTTAAACTCATCTTTTTCAAGGACTGCATAACCTTCTTTAAGTAGACCGGTTGTTGTATCAATGATCCCTGTCGCTTCATTTGCCTGTAAGACCTGAAGCCTTGGATAGCCATCTTCATCCTCTGATATGTAAACAAAGCAGCAGGATGCAATTAAAGCTGATAGGATCGCGCTATCATAAAAAGTATCAGGATTATTCATAGTAAAAATCTCATTTAGATCGAAAATATCGTTCGAAAATTCTCTAAAGATCAATCTATCAGCCAAAGTATCAACAGACTTTGTTGTCCAACCTAAATTTGCCCAGAATATTGCTTGAATATGAGCAGGAATAGTGAAGCTATAAGTTGAATAGAGCTTTTTCATATTGTAATAGCCATATCTGGCATCAACTCTAGGAATATGCTTGATTAGTTTTTTTCTTAAATAATCAATGTTATTTTGAGCCACTTTGTTGCTCCTTTCTTTAATTTGACGCGAGAAAAAATGTACAGTACGGCCTGAAGTCCAGCCGCTCAGCCGGAGGGGGAGGTATGCCCCCCTATCACTCAGAAGCCTTATAAGCTATCCAATCCTTCGATTGAGGCAAGTTACGATTGCCAACTACTTTTTTTTGTGTTTTTTTAATTTCTTCTTTGTTATTAAATAATTTATCTGATTTTTGTCTGTTACAAGTCCAGTGAGCTAGCTGAAGATTATTAATATCAGACGGATGTCCACCTTTTGCTACAGGTACGATATGATCTATCACTGCACTCATTGGATTAGGAGCCTTTAAACTAAAATCAACTGGATAACCGCAAATTGCACAAGTGTTCTGGCTAGCGAAGATCCGCTTACGATTACGGTTATAGGCTGATCTGTGACCAGGTAGGCGGTCTGTTCTCATGACTAGGCTCCTTTCAAATGGTAGGGGGGCTTTTTAAATTCTCCCTCTCATAAATAAAGAGGGAGGGTAAAAATAAAAGCCACCCAGGATTAAACCAAGGCGGCTAAGTATATACACAATCACTTGTCCTAGGGGGAAATTGAATGTGATTGGCTCTATCTGGAAGTTCCAGTGTAGTTCAAGCTACCATCGAGATAGAGGCTTATGGATATTAGTGGATTCAATTATCCACGCTAATAATATATCAATAACTCTATGAACTGTTTCTTAATATTATCGTGATATTATCTTAAAGTTTTAGGACTTATTCATATTCATCAATATCAAGACCGTAAGCGAAAAGCTCTATACATTCTCTTTTTTTAGTTAAGAGTGTTGATACAGATACACCTATTTTATCTGCTAACAAGTCATTAGGAGTATTTTTAAAATAGCTTTCAATGATTACCTCTCGATACTCATCGTTCAAGCTATTTACAACATTGACTACCTTTTGAACGTACGCTAGATCATCGCTATCCATCAAAGAAAGAGCCGCATTTTCTGTCTTTGAATAGAAGGCTCCTGTTGGTGCAGACATGGACAAACTAAAGGATTGAGTGATCTTTGGTTGATGAGAAGTAGCAATCCTAGTCAATGATTTATAATATTGATTGATGGCTCTTTCTACATTCCTTTTAGTCTTCTTATAATTCAACTCTTTATCTTCAAAGACCATTCAATCACCCTTTATTCAAATTATTTCAAACTTCCATCCGGCAACTTTCACCTAAAACGGCAGATCATCTTCTGAAATATCTGCCGGATCCATTCCACTTTGATTCTGATAGTTAAAATTAGAAGAATTCATAGGTGCCTGACCACTTTTATTATTATTCTGTATAAATACCCCGTTATTATTATTTGTTTGTTGATCACTATTATTTTGACTAGTTCTGCTATCTAGTAAATCGAACCTTTCAACAATTACTTCAGTCACATATACTCTTTGTCCTTGTTGATTTTCATAATTTCTCGTTTGAATCCGACCATCAATCCCGATTTTAGATCCCTTGCGAGTGTATTTTGCGAGATTTTCTGCACCTTTCTTCCAAATCACACAATTAATAAAGTCCGCTTCACGTTCGCCTTGTTGATTGGTGAAAGAGCGATTAACCGCTAAATTAAAAGTTCCGACTGCTGTGCCGTTCTGAGTAAATCTTAAATCAATGTCTTTAGTGAGTCGTCCGATCAAATGCACTGCATTCATCTTAATCCCCCACCCCAAAAAGATATTTCTTGATTCTGTATTCGCCAATCTTTTCAACTGCTTGTCGTGCGTCTTCTTCGCTGTTAAAAAAACAGCTGAAAAAGCAATGATTGCGATCGGATTTAAAATCAATACTTATCTCTTCGTTATAATAATCGAATGCAAAGTAATAGTTGCTCCATCCGTAATCAAACGGTCTTCCAAGTGTTTCCAACTCATGCAAAACCTTTAGCTTCTCCACTGCAAACTTAGCTTCTCCCTCTGTTTTAAAGGCGTTACCGATGGATAAGCGTTCTCTATCAACTTGATGATCACTCCAATAATCGTCATTAACTTTGCCATCAAAAGAAATGCAATAAAATTGATCCCCATCACTAAAACCAGTTTTCTCTTTCTCTTCCTCGATCAATTCAGGGAACTTCTCCCCGACAAATTCCATAAAAACGTTAATTAGTTCTTCTTTCTTCATTCGTTTAACTCCTTTGTTTGCTTTTCTCTTTCAATACATCATCAAGCTCATAAACCATTAAAGCTGTTTTGACAATTTCGGGTTCGCCAAAAATAAGACGATTTTTGTTTAGCTTCACTATCTTTTCTTTGGATATTGCTTTTAAATTACTCAATTCAAAGTTGGTGTGGTCACAATCCAAAAAAATAACTTGAGTATTTGGTGGTAATTTCCCATTGTTCTTTTCGTAAATATGTCTTGCAAGTCTTTTCCATTTTCCATCTGTTTTAATATATGCAGTTCCCTTAGACCACATTATTGTTCCGTCTTTTTTACGCCTTATACTTTCCCATTGTTTTGTTCTCCCCTCTGTAGTTGTTTTAATCAGTTTTCTTCTTCTGTGGGATAAAAGTGCCCTATTTTTTATTTTAGTTCCAAATTTTTTGTTAAACTCCGATACAAGTTGACTATGAGTCATTTCACAACAGTTGCTTAAAATCCATTCGTTTTGTTCTTTTGTGTAATTATGAAATCCTTCTTTACTCTTTCCTTTGTATCTAAATAATCCGATTTTATGGCACTTGCTTTTAATACTTGGAATTGTTCTTTTTGTTTTAAACTGCTCATTAAATTTATTTGTCAAATCCCTATAAGCGTATTTATTAAAATTATCTTTTAGCCATTTGACTTGTTCGCTGCTAAATTTTTTCATATTAATCGACAATATGGTATTTATCGTTGTACTTCGTTGCTCGCAAAATAAGCGCACCGTTACTAATTAAATTCTTTGCCAATCTGGAAACCATATTTCCTTTATCAATATCTATCGCCGATAAATTTTCATTTTCAATTGCTTTTTTTAGTTCTTTTCCTAATAAATCTTGTAGCTCTAATAGTTTCATTTCTCATTACCTCCAATGTTTCATCTGATAAATACAGTCCTTCTAAAACTTCAACTTCTTCTCTTTGCTCTATGTCATCCCAATATAAAACTAAATTTTTAGATCGATTACACTCGATTACTTCGTACCAAACCCCATCAACTTTTACGAGCATAGGACTCAACCTCTATCTCTAAATAAGGCATTTGGGAATATCTTTTCTTAGTGACTAAATCAACCACTTGATTATCATCCTGAAAAAGCAAGCCATTGCTTGCATCCAATGCCGCCTTGATGTAATTATCAATATCAGGCCTTGTCACTGGAACAATCTCGCCTGATATTGCTTGCTCTTTCTTTTTCTTACTCCAAGACTTAGGAATGGATCGATAAACACCAACCCTTACCACTACTGGTCCTTCAATGATCTTTCCTCCCTGAAGCTTAATGTGCTTTTTAACCAAAGCTTCATAGTCTCTCGTCTTTTTAGGGGTATAGGTATGCCCATTTCTAGTATGTCTTGGTCTACCTTTTGCGACAGGTTCACCAGGAATTGTAATTATCACAAGGCACCTCCCATAATGTCTTTTAATCGTTTCTGTAACTCTTCAGCTGTAGGAATATTAGGATCAGTGTTGTTAGATATTTCATTTGCTGATGGCTTATTCATCCAAGCTGGCTGTGCTTCTTCTCGCTTATATTTATATCTAGGGTTAGATCTTTGAGAGTTATGATATTTAACTTGTTCTGCCTTAGCATCAGCTATCGTTTTAATGCCTTTTTTTACAAAGTTATTTAAGATGCCATTGACATAGCTATATCTAGGCTTTCCTTGCTCTATGGCACGCTTAATAGCCTCTAATACTAAATCTGGATTAAGATCCTCGCACCAGTGAATGAGGTTCTCTTGTTCATGACTTGAAGCCATACCAATGTTTTCTTGCCAAAATAAAATCACAGATTGCAGAGTTGTCCCTTGATCGTCTGCCTGCTCATCATGATTATTTACTTTACTCTTCTTTACTTTACTTTCCTTTACTTTACTTTGTTCATTACTGTATACATTTTGAGAGTTATTGTTAACATTAACTCCGTTAAGCTGAGTTAATGACTCTTTTTTTATGTTTGAGTAATCATTAATATTTTCTAGCAGAATGTATTCCAAGATTATGTTAACTTCTTGTCTTCGTTTTACTGCTTCGAAAAATCTTTTTTGAATTCCTTTGGACGTTAAAATTTGATACTTATCAAACAATTTTTTGTCAAACAAATCAACTTGGACTGCCTTAGTCACAATCTCTTGCACGCTCGCTTCACTGGTACCAACTTTGTCAGCCACCAAGAAACAAATATCATCGTCCCACCGCATGTAATACCCCTCATCACGATAGATATTACCGAGCAGGTCAACTAGTGCACCAATCGCTCCAGCACCATTCGATTTCAATATTTTTCGTATCTTTATGTCGTCTAGGAAATAACAATCTAAAGGAAAATAGTCTAGGCCTTGTTTAGTCGGTCTAGCCATTTAATCACCTCCCGATCAATGCTTCAGGAGTAATAAATTTATCTAATCGCTTATATTCTCTACAGAACTCACACTTACCGCACATTTCTGGATCTTCCTTCCCGGCTTTAACTGCTAAGATATGATCCATTACTCTTTCTACTTCAGATAACTCAAATTCTTTAAGATAGTCTTCAATCTCTATCGCCGCTATATCAGGAACATCTTGTTTGGTTACTGCATAGATATATCCAGTAAATGGTTTTCCATACTGCATCTCTAAAAGTCGCTCATAGATCGCAATTTGAATTGCATAGCCATAATGCTCTACAAAACTCACATAAGTGCAATAACGGTCATTCCAAAATCGCTTGTCTAAGATTGCTGTTGTTTTCAAATCTACAAAATATCCTTTTTCAATATTTAGTAGATCAATCTTGCCCTTCCAAAGCGTTCCAAAAAGTTCTCCAGTGACAGGAACTTCATGTTCTCCCTGCCAAAGATATTTGAAGAAGTCATCTTGTTTGATTCTATCAATCATTCGATCAGCCGCTTCAAAATCTTTATATAATTTAATTGGTTTTCGCTTTGTATAAAGTTCTTCTTGATGATCTTCAATAAATTTTTGATGCGATTTTTTCGATTCAAAGTAGCTATGAACATAATTGCCAACTAGTAGTGCTGTTTTATCCTCTGCAGGTTGCCATTTTTCTTCTAGTTTAGCTTGAGCTTGAGCCTCGCAATGCATATAGTCTTTTAATTGGCTAACTGACATAAACTGCCAGTTAGCCTCATTTGAGTAGTAATCACAATCATCATTAAGATTCAGCTGTTTCTTCATTAGCCTCAGCCTCTCTAATTATGCTTTCTATCTTTTCATACGCTTCATTCTTTTCAGAATCGTTAGGGGGGGATATTTTTTCTGACTCAGCTTGTGTTCCTTCATCTTCAAGTGCCTTAAATTCTTCCAATAGGCTTTGAGTTGTTTTGTTATCGTCTGCTGTAACATCTTTTATTTCCGTTGATCCCTCATACTCATTTTCAGTTGTCTCATTAATAGACTGAATCAACATATCTGAATCATCGCTTGAATTGACAATATTCTTCGCTGCACGATTAATTACAGTCCGCTTGGCCATCTCCTGAGGAAAAGCTCTATGCACATTAGTAGTCTTTGCCTGTTTCCAACTTGCCTCAATTTCTTTCATAGTCATAACCGTTAACAGCTGACCATCATTTGAAGTATCAATAATGGCATAGGCTCCAAGCATTTTATTGTCTCTATTTAAGAAGTTTGTATCATGTTTTACCAGACGTTCTCTTCCTGATTCATCTACTTTCATTTCAAAAGTATCACCTTCATAGATGACGTTGGCCCAAACATCTCTGATAGCATTCAGTCGTTTAAGCACTGTTTGAGTCCCAAAGTAACTCCGCTGCATCTTCAACTCATTACCATATGGAATGAAGTAAACTTGCTTCTTAGCTGGAGATAAACCTTGCAGCACCATATTTAAAAGCGTCTCTGATACAGATTTTTTACTAACAACATCTAGCACAAGTTTTCCATAATTAGAATTCGCTTTTGATTCGATTTTCATATCCACCAACTGTAAGAAGGCTAACTGCAATGCATTGGATGGATTGTAATTCTTAGGCAATGCTAGTCCGTCAGATTGCATCTGGCCAACTCGTTCTAAGATTTGGTCTGATAATTCTCTTTGATTAATAATTTGTAATTGTTGATTAGTATCCACAGATTCTTTCTCCTTCCAGCCACTCGTGAATAGTATGTGTAGCTCCGCAAGTTTCCTTCATAAATTCTTTTAATTCGTCCGGGTCATCATACACAAAGCCATGCTCTGTTTTAAAATAAAACTCTCCATCAGAGTCGTATATTGGATCTTGTCTCCAGTCATAGGCTATTACTTTACTCATGGCTTTCCTCCTTGTGTTCAATCATTTTTAAGTTCTCATCAAACAGATCATAATATTCATTCGGATCTCTTGGATCGTCTTTACTTAAATCTAGTGCAACGTTATATTCCTCAGTAATAGTCAACTTTGTATAGTTGTCCTTAACATCAATCTGTCGTTTAATAATTTCACCATAGGCTTCCTTGATACGTTTTTGAGACATGCTATCTGCTTCTTGTTCAGTTGAGCAGTAGTACTCAGTTGTTTGCTTTAAAATTTTAATCATTTGAATCCTCCTGAGTTTGTTCCTTTATATTGTTTATTTCTTCGAATAACTTATCATTCTGTTTTACTTGCAAGTCATATAGTATATTTTTCATTTTCTCATTTTCTTCTTTGAGATTTTCGATCTCTCTTCTTAACTCATAGTTAGCATGATCAGCTTTTTTAATATCATGTTTTTTTGTTGCAACCTCTTTAATAAGAGTTCTATACTCATCTAGTATAATAAGCACCGTCAATTCGTTATTAATAGCAAAGTTATCTCTTGATTCTGAATGTCTATATTCTGTTTTACTTTCAAATATTTTATCCAAGTTATTATTATTCATATTTAATCACCTTTCGTGTTATAATAGATTCAACATATTTTTTCTTAAGCACCTGTCCTTAGCAGGTGTTTTTTTGTGTAGTAAACAATCAATCTGCCAATATCTAATAAGTTGTCAAAATCTTTAGTCTTCTTGTACCTTCGAATACACCCCTTAATCTCATGTCTTAACTTCATCTCATCACTCCATACTCTAAATCTTCCACCTCACACCCAAAGTAATCAGCAATATCCTCTAGATGTTCTTCATCTGGTCTTCTGCCATTCTCCCAGTGAGCAAGAGTAGATCTACTAACACCTAAAGCATCAGCTAACTCCTGTTGAGATAAGCCTTTCTGCACTCTAAGTTCTCTAATCATTTCCGCTAGCATTCTTTTGTCTCCTTTGAAAGATCCACTCTTTTTCAATATGTTCCATCATTTCTTCATGATCGATAAATCTTTTCAGATAGCGTTCGATTTCACATTGGACTTGAAGATTTATCTCGCATCCGTCTTTGACCATCTCTGAAAGATAGTTTGTTAATTCCTCGTCTTTTAGAATTTCTGTTATCATCTCGCCATCCTCACCACCTTATTCTCCTTTGCCGCTTCCTCATAACCATCTTGCAACCCTGCACGATAGGCTTGATTCTCACGACTCTCTACTGACTTTTGACCCAATAGAAAAGCCGTTGAAGCGATCGCTGGAATGCTAATAATCGCTAGTATTTCTACAAACATTTTTATTCCCCCCTTTAGTTTCTCGTGTTTCTAGCAAGCTCCACCGCTTGCTCAACCCTTTCAAAATTTTCCGTATACCACTGAGTCACTAGAAATTTGTTGAATTTCCAAGGACTGCCTTTACCTTTCGAATAAGTTACTAGGCTGCCCTCTAACTCTTCTCTGAATTGGTATAGAACCGCAGTGACTAAATCTCTAGGAATCAAGGTTAATTTCATAAACCAATCCAAGTTATCGGCTCCAGACTGTTTGATCTTCAATGATTCGATTTCTTGCTCATATTTTTCAATGACCAACTGAATCTCAGATGATATAGCCTTGTCGACCAAAGCTCCAACACTTGTCATATCGCATCACCTCCTGTCCGTAAATCAAATAATTTACGTTCAACATGTTAGACATTTTCTTTAAAAAAAATATCAGATACATCAATATCAAAAGCTTTTGCTAATTTTTTTAGAGTTGAAGTTGAAGTTTCTGTTATAGCTCCACTCTCTAACCCAGCTATTAAAGCTCTGCTAACATCAGATATATTTGATAACTCTTGCTGAGTATATCCTCTTTCTGTTCTCAGTTCTTTAATTCGATAAGCAACATCGTGCATTAAATCCCCTCCTTTCGCTTACAAACAAAGTCTAACATGTTGAACAACAATCTGTCAAGCATGTTAGACGTTTTTTCTTGTTTTTATTTTAAAAGCGTGTTATTATTTGTTTAAGATGTTAGACATTACGAAGGAGGTTACTATGGCACTAGGAAAAATTATTAAGGATTACCGTTCTAGAAATAGTCTCAGTATGGATGATTTTGCTAAAAAATCACAACTTTCAAAGGCTTATATTTCTGTTTTAGAAAAGAATGAAGATCCAAGAACAGGTAAACCTATTAGCCCTACCATTACAACCATCAAAAAGGTTGCTGATGGAATGGATATCAGTTTCGATGAGTTGTTTTCAATGTTAAACGATGAAGATGTTGTTGCTTTTGATGGTTACTCAGTACCTGAGAAAATTTTTGATATATCCAAAAAAATAAGTCATGATAGACAATTAAAAGTTTATAACTTTGCACAATATCAATTGGTTGAACAAAACAGAGCTAATACATTAGATGAAATCAAAGAAGAACCTGCAGAATATATTACTGAGGGACTTTATGGACGGTTATCTGCAGGTACTGGTCAACAAATCTTTGATAATCCTGTTGAAGATGTAAAAGTGCCCTCAGCAATTATTCCAGATGAGCCTTATGATATCATGCTGAAAATTGTTGGCGACTCTATGCAACCTGCATTTGAAGACGGAGAGTATGTATTTATCAAATTAACAAAAGAAATCAGAAGTGGACAATTCGCAGCTATTATTGTTGATGGAGAAGCATTTTTGAAGAAAGTATATGTGGAAGAAAATCAAATGAGGCTGGTATCTCTTAATAAGAATTATGAGGATATCATTGTTAATGAATACTCAAATGTAGAAGTTGTTGGAACAGTGGTGCTTTAGGAAGGAGATATAAATGAAAAGGTATTGGAAACTTGTTTTAGGGATTCTATTCATCTCATCTTCAGCTGCATTAATTACTGATAAAGATAATTCTGGAGCAGTACTATTCGGTTTAGTTATCGGTATAGTACTAGTGATATGGCATGAGCGTAGTATGAGATCTGAAGATTTAATTTTAGACAATAAAAAGGAATCTTTTTGGAAGAAAAATAAAGAAAGTATTCAAGAGTCAACTAATATTGAATCCAATGATGTTTATGAAGAATACGGTCTTTATGAACCTCGGTATAATTTTGCTACTTCTTTAGCTTACAAGGAAAGACTAAAAGATGAACGCTCAACACAAAAAGATATGATCAAAAATTATACAGCAGTCAATTATTCTAAGGGATGGAGGGTCGATGGAAGCTTAAGAAAAGGGAAAAAGATGACAAAAGGTAATATAAAAGTCATCCTTAGGTGTTTTAATTCTGAATCAGAAGCAGCTATTAATAAACTTACATACAGAAACTTTGAGACCACCAAAAATAGAATTTTTAATTCATACACCCAATTAAATAAAGCTTTCGAAACTAATAAAGTTAGTATTTCAAAAAAATATTTAAATTCAAAAATAAATGAATTACATTTAGCCTATGAATATGAAATGAAAATTCAAGAAGAAAAAGAAATATTAAGAGAAGAACGTGAAAGAAAACGGGAAGAAGCGGCTCTTCAAAAAGAAATTGAACAAAAACGAAAACAAATTCAAAAAGAAATCGAACACAACAAAAATATGCTTCATCAATTAAGAACTCGACTACAAGAATCTAACGATTCAGATAACAGTTCACTCCTGAAAGAAATTAGTCGCTTAGAGAATAATATTTCTGACTATGAAAACGAAGAAAAAGACTTAGACTATCGCATTGAAAATGCAGGAGCAGGATATGTTTATATTATCTCTAATATTGGATCATTTGGAGAAGATGTTGTAAAAATTGGAGTAACTAGAAGATTGGAGCCGATGGACAGAATTTCAGAATTAAGCAGTGCCTCTGTGCCTTTCAAATTTGATGTTCATGCACTAATTTTTAGCTATCAAGCTTTTGATCTAGAAACTAAACTTCATCATCGATTTTCTAAGCAGAGAATTAATCTAGTTAATAACCGTAAAGAGTTTTTCAAAGTTCCAATTGGAGAAATAGAAAAAGCTCTTAATGAATTCAAAGATTTAACAATTGAATTTCATACAGAACCAGAAGCAGAAGAATACAGACAGTCAATGGCCATAAGGAATAAACAAGAAATAAACATGTAAGATAAAACAAAAACCCCACTCCCTACCGACCAAAGTAAATGAGTGAGGTTAAGCACAATCCCTTATGGTTAAGGGTATTTGCATACCCTATTTTACCATAGTTTGCACCGATAAAATAGGAGGAATTTATATGGCAAGTATAAAAAAAGATAATCAAACAGGCAAATGGTACTGTAGAGTTTCTTATCAGGAGGATGATAAATATAAAACAAAAACTAAAAAGGGGTTTAATACTAAAAAGGAAGCCCAGGTATATGCTAACAAACTTGAACTCATTTTATCTGAAAACAATGGGAATTTTGAAGATAGCGGCGATACACCATTTGCAGATTACTTTGAGGATTGGTACTTAACATATAAAGCTGGGAAGCTAAGTCTAACCACAGATAATAGTTATCAACTTAATATCAGAATTGTAAGGAAGTATTTTAAGAAAACCCCACTTAACAAGATCACACATAAAAAATATCAAGCCTTTCTAAATTGGAGAGGCAAAGGTAAAAGCCTTAGTACTCTTGAAAAAACTCACTTTAAAACTCAAGAATGTTTTAGACGAGCTTTTGCTGATGGAATAATATCTAAAGACCCCAGCTACGGTGCTGTACTTAACTATGATGTTAAGTCTGATGATCGAATTGTGAGTCTAAATCTCAAACAGACATCTAAGCTGTTTGAAATCCTATCACCTATCGATGAACCGAAAGAAACAATTCTATACGTTGCCTTATCAACAGGCCTTCGTGCGGGCGAAGTTTTTGGATTGTCATGGGAAGATATCGACTTGAAGAACAAGACGCTTAGTGTAAAACGTGGAATACTTTTGAATTCGCCCTATTACTTCACATCTACAAAAAATAAGACAAGTATTCGCACCATAGCAGTTACTGATGAGTTTGTTCAAAAAATCACTCGCTATCGGTTAAAGTACAAAATTCAATGCCCAGAATTTGTATTTTTAACCAAACAAAAAAAGCCAGTCATCTCACACATCAAAGTCAACGAGCGACTTAAAAAGATATGTAAGAAGTCCGGCTTACCACCACTCACTATGCATAAATTAAGACATACACATTGCAGTGTCCTGTTAGCTCAAGGTGTAGATGTACAATATGTGAGCAAACGACTCGGACATGCAACTGTCAATGAAACCTTATCCACTTATGCACATGTTATTGATGAATTAAACCAAATTGCTAGCAAGAAAGCAGTAGAAGAACTATCACTTTTAGAAACTAAGAGTGCAAAATGA